CAACTCTATAAACTTTAATAAGGAAAATCTTATTAAAGAAGACCCCCATATCATTAAAGAGTACCCACCTTTTATCATCAACAAGTGTTTGTCTGGACATTTAGATTGTGTCTTGTTTGCCAATGAAATGAATAGGTATCATTTCTTAGATAAAGATATGCAATATAATTTTTATCTAAATATATTGAGAAAACGTAAAAGATTCTCTCCCTGGCTCAGAAAAGAGAAGGTATCAGATTTAGAGTATGTAAAACGTTATTATGGTTATAATAATGAGAAGGCATCTCAAGTTCTGAAAATTCTATCTAATGAACAAATTGAATTTATAAAACAAAGACTTGAAACTGGTGGAACGAAATGACCCAAACGACTGAACCTCAGGTTAATTGGTCTCAGGATCAAATGGTTGAGATTAAACTTAATGAACCTGATGACTTTCTTAAAGTAAGAGAAACACTGACCCGTATTGGTGTAGCTTCTAGAAAAGAAAAGAAGCTGTATCAGTCTTGTCATATTCTCCATAAGCAGGGTAAGTATTTCATCGTTCACTTCAAAGAGTTGTTTGCTCTTGATGGCAAATACGCTAATCTTACTATTAATGATGTTCAGCGTAGGAATCGTATTACTAAGCTTCTGGCTGATTGGGGACTCATTACGATAGTGAGTGAGGATTCTATTATTGACATTGCACCACTGAATCAGATTAAAGTTCTTGCATATAAAGATAAGCAAGACTGGACCTTGGAGCAGAAATATAATATTGGAAAGAGAGGTAAAACCGAAGAGGAGACTTAATGAAACTAAGTAAGCCACTGATGCATCTTAGATTGCATCAGCTCCAGTATTATTACTGGGACCCACGTATCGATCCAAGGGAGCCTGAGTACGACCCAGACTTCGATCCTAAGAAACCTGATGGAGGTGTTGGTGTAAAATCCACACCTTCTTTTTTTATGTAAGCTGATATATAATAATGACATGGATGCCGAAAGGGTCCACACAACACACTCTCGCTAACATAGGAGAAGTCACATGACTAACTTAACGAAGTACAATGCTGCCAATTTGGATCAGCTATTGGATCGGATTACAAGGAACTCAATCGGAATGGATGAGTACTTTGATAGAATCTTTAATGCATCAGTACATAATTATCCTCCCTACAATGTAATTCAGGTAAATAGTACTGAGACGCGTCTAGAAATCGCATTAGCAGGATTCAAACAGGAAGAGGTGAATGCTTACACCGAGTATGGAAAACTTTTTGTCAGGGGGGAGAAAGGATCACCTGATGAAGAGGCAGGAACGTTTGTCCATAAGGGACTGGCTCAGCGAAACTTTGAGCGATCCTGGACCCTTGCTGACGACACTGAGGTCTCCAACGTCGTATTTGAAGACGGACTTCTGTCAGTTACCTTGACCAAGGTTATTCCAGAGCATCATCAACGTAAAGACTATCTCTGATTCATAACATGGTTTGGTAGTATCTAATACAAAATTGTATCGCTATGATACACTTTTTCTATATAAAATGTAGGACATGGAGAGTTATGAACTTTACCACAACCGCTTTAGTATTAGCAATTTTTTGTACTCTTTTATTTGGTAGCCCAGTTGCAGCTGCAGTTTTATGATACACCCTAACAACTAAATATTAGGGTATCGTCGCCGCACGGGGTTCAATGGCAAAATCCATTGACACCCCTATTTTTTTGTTGTATAATCTAACTAGGAAATTATAAGAAAATGAGCACAAGATTACTGTTGTTAAAGTCTGGGGAAGATGTGATCGCTGATGTCACTGAGATGTTGGTGGAGGATAAGGTAGTAGGGTACTATCTGAAGTATCCATGTCGGGTCAATCTGGTTAGTAATGTTGAGAGAACAGAGGGAACATCTAAAATTCCCTCTAAAATTCAACTTCTTCCATGGATGCCGATGAGTAAAGATAAAACCATTCCCATCCCTTCGGATTGGGTGGTTACAATCGTTGAACCGATTGAACAAGTAGAAAACATGTTTCTTGATGGAGTTGAAAAATATGAAAAATCTAAAGCTGATAAGCCTGACCAATAATATCAATCTAATCACTCAGATTGAAGAGGTGTCAACTGATCTAGGTGAGCCTGACTGTAAGTTGGTTGAACCATTTGTAATCAATGCAGATGGAACACTAGCTCCTTGGTTGGTGAATTTGACCAGTCAAAATACATTCATGATTCACTCTGATAAAATCTTGACGATGGGGGATCCTAACGGTAAACTAATGGACAAATACGAAACTCTGGTAAAGGAATGAGGTTTTATACGAATGTCCAGGTGGTTGGTAACAACTTCCTGGTCCGTGGTTATGAGAACGGTCAGAGTGTTCAATTCAAGGAAGAGTATTCTCCCACTCTGTTCGTTAAATCAAAACGAGAGTCTAAGTTCAAAACTCTTGAAGGTGAAAACGTAGAACCTATTCAACCTGGTGGTGTGCGTGAGTGTAGAGACTTCTACAAGAAGTATGACGAGGTAGATAATTTTAAGATCTATGGTAACGACCGGTATGTATTCCAATACATATCAGACAAATATCCTGAAGATGAGATCAAGTTTGATATTAAGAAGATCAACCTGGTAACAATCGACATCGAGGTTAAATCAGAAGAAGGGTTTCCTGACCCCGAGAATTGTGCTGAGGAGATGTTGGCCATCTCTATTCAGGACTATGCAACCAAACAAATTTTGACTTGGGGTAGATATCCTTACACACCCGTAAAGGACAATGTAACCTACTACCACTTTGAGGATGAGGTTGCAATGCTCAACTCATTCTTGTATTGGTGGACCAACAATCCCCCTGAGGTTGTGACAGGTTGGAACTGTCGTCTGTATGATATCCCATATCTTTGTGGCCGCATTGATCGGATCATGGGTACAAAGAAGATGAGACTCATGTCACCATGGGGTATCGTCAGTAAGGAACAGATTACGATCATGGGTCGTGAATTCAATACCTTTGACATTGCTGGTGTCACCACACTGGACTATCTGGAACTGTATAAGAAGTTTACCTATACCAACAGAGAGAGTTATCGACTGGACTTCATTGCAGAGGTAGAACTTGGGCAGAAGAAACTAGACCACAGTGAGTTCGATACCTTCAAAGATTTCTATACAGGTAACTGGAAGAAGTTTGTTGATTATAATATCGTTGACGTGGAACTTGTTGACCGGATGGAAGACAAGATGAAACTGATTGAGTTGGCATTGACTATGGCATATGATGCCAAGGTGAACTTTGTCGATGTGATGTTCCAGGTCCGTATGTGGGATACGATTATCTACAATTATCTCAAGAAGAGAGATATTGTGATCCCTCCTCGGGATAGATCTGATAAAGATAAAAGGTATGAGGGTGCCTATGTGAAACAACCTGAACCTGGTGTCTATGACTGGGTAGTGTCGTTTGACCTTAACTCCCTGTATCCACACCTGATGATGCAGTACAACATCTCCCCTGAGACACTGGTGGAGGAGAAACATCCGTCTGTCACCTGTGACAAGATCTTGAACAAGGAACTGACCTTTGAGAACTATAAGGACTATGCCGTGTGTGCAAATGGTGCTATGTTCCGTAAGGACATCAAAGGGTTCCTACCTAAACTGATGGAGAAGATGTATGCAGAACGTAAGATCTACAAGAAGAAAATGCTCCAAGCAAAACAGGAGTATGAGAAGAATCCGACCAAACAATTAGAGAAGGATATTGCCAAATACAATAACTTCCAGATGGCTCGTAAGATTGCTCTGAACTCTTGTTATGGTGCGATTGGTAACCAATACTTCCGTTTCTTTAAACTTGCAAACGCAGAAGCTATTACTCTCTCTGGTCAGACTTCTATCCGGTGGATCGAGAATAAGATGAACGGTTATCTAAATAATCTGTTACAAACTCAAGACACGGATTATGTCATTGCATCTGACACTGACTCGATCTATATTAATCTTGGACCTGTTGTTGATAAATTTCTTAGTTCTAAGTCTAGCGACAAAGCAGCAGTTGTGTCCTTACTTAACAAGGTCTGTGAAGAAAAGCTGGAACCGTTCATCGATACGTCGTATCAGGAATTGGCCTCGTATGTAAACGCCTATGACCAGAAGATGCAGATGAAGCGAGAGAACATCGCTGACCGTGGAATCTGGACTGCTAAGAAACGATACATCCTGAACGTCTGGGATAGTGAAGGAGTAAGATATTCAGAACCTAAACTGAAGATCATGGGTATCGAGGCTGTGAAGTCATCGACTCCTGCACCATGTAGGACGATGATTAAAGACGCCCTTAAGTTGATGATGAATGGAACTGAAGATGATGTTATCAAATTCATCGAAGACTCCCGACAAAAATTCAACAGTCTTCCTCCAGAAGAGATTGCTTTCCCTAGATCTGTCTCTGATGTAAAGAAACATAAGAGTCATTCAACTATCTACGCCAAGGGTGCTCCCATTCATGTTCGTGGTGCTCTTCTATATAATTATTATATTAAAGAGAAGGGACTACAGAACAAGTATTCCTACATTAACAACGGTGAGAAGATTAAGTTCATCTATCTCAAGAAGGCCAATCCGATCAGGGAGAACGTGATTTCCTTTATCTCAGAGTTCCCTAGGGAGATTGGTGTTGACAAATATATCGACTACGAACTACAATTCAACAAAGCTTTCCTTGACCCACTCAAGACCATTCTTGATGCCATTGGATGGAATGTTGAGAAGACTGTAAACCTTGAATTATTTTTTGGCTAATGGATTTCCTAAAAGACATCGTAAAAGAGATTGGTGATGACTACACAAAACTCGCTGCTGATATTGACGACTCTGAAAAATTTGTGGACACAGGTTCTTACATTTTTAATGGAGTTGTTTCAGGTAGCATATTTGGTGGTGTTTCTGGGAATAAGATTACTGCCATTGCTGGGGAGTCTAGTACTGGCAAAACTTTCTTCTCTCTCGCTGTTGTTAAAAACTTTCTTGACAGTAATCCTGATGGTTACTGTTTGTACTTTGACACTGAAGCAGCAGTTAATAGATCTCTTCTTGAGAGTCGTGGGATAGACTTAGAACGTCTGGTGGTTGTCAATGTGGTAACCATTGAGGAGTTTAGGTCTAAGGCACT